CCGCCTATGTAATGACTTACGACAATCTGGTTACTGACATCGCTCAGTACCTGGAGCGCACTGACACCGCCACCCTCGACAAGATTCCTACTTTTATTGGCTTGACTGAGCAAAAGCTTGCAGCGCGTTTAAAAATTCTTGGCATCTTGACCGTGCAAACCAGCGCGATGATTCAAGGCGCTAACGTGATTGATAAGCCAGCACGTTGGCACAAAACGGTTTCCATGAACATCACAGTGGCAGGAAGGCGTTCTCCCATTTTCCTTAGGACCATGGAATACCTGCGTGAGTATTGGCCTGATCCTGCGCAAGAGGATGTGCCCAAGTATTACGCTGACTACGATTACACGCACTGGCTAATCGCGCCAACGCCTGATGCTGCCTATAACTTTGAAGTGCTTTATTACGAGCGCATTCAGCCGCTAGACTCTGCCAATCAAACCAACTGGTTCACGATCTACGCGCCGCAAGCCATGCTTTATGGCTCTTTGGTTGAGGCTTCTATGTTTTTAAAGAACTATGACAAGGCCAAAGACTACGGCGAGCAGCTTGCCATGATCCTCGAATCCTTGACAGTCGAGAACAAGCTACGCGTGGCAGATCGTCAAGCCGTCGTTGTGGATAGTTAACTATGAGCTATAACTCACCCTTTACAGGTAACGTCATACAGCCTACGGATGTTTCGTTTAGGGCTGTCACGCTCTCAGCTAATACGCAGCTTGAGTGGCCCATCAACGGCAACGCAACCGATGATTTTGCTGCCAGGATCATGAACGTGACAGCCACTGCCGGTGGTTTGTCGCTTTACATGCCCCCAGCCAATCAAGCTTCTGTTGGCCAAGATGCTTTGATCCGAAATGTTGGTGCAACAACATTTACTGTGAAGGACTACGAAGGTACTAATACCATCGTATCAATTGCTGCAGGTGAAGCCAAATACGTTTACATCACAGCCAACCCAACAGCTACGGGCACTTGGGGCAATATTGCCTTTGGCACGGGTACATCATCGGCTGATGCTGGCACGCTTGCAGGTTTAGGATTAGTCGCTAGTGGCGCTACGCTCAATCAAAGCCATCCTGTTATTTCGTTAGTCGATGCGGCAACCTTTGCAACCACTGATCGGGCGCAAACGTATATTTGGAGTGGCGGTGCGGGGTCTGCCACACTGCCTTTAGCTGCAACGCTGGGCAACAACTGGTTTATGTTGCTCAAAAATAATGGCACGGGCACCTTAACGATCAATACCACATCAAGTCAATTGCTTGATGGTGCTGTAGCCAAAGCATTTCAACCGGGCGAGTCGGCTTTCATTGTTTGCACGGGTACGGCATTTATCACGGTAGGTTATGGCGTTAGTACCCAATTTGAGTTTGGCGTCTTAACCAAAGCAGTGACTACTGGCACGGTTACGCTGACCGCCAGTGAGGCATCCAATACGTTGATGATTTTTACAGGGACCTTATCAGGTAACGTCACTGTCATCATCCCGCCGGTTGTCAATTTTTACGTCATTAGCAATCAATGCTCAGCACCAGGCGGTGAAACGCTGACCATTTCAACGGGTGCTGTAGGCGCAGCTACAGCCACGGTTCCGGCATCAGGACAGGCTAGTTTATTTTGTGATGGCACCAATGTTTTAAATGCAAATACCACGCAAGCAGGCGGCACGGCAATTAGTCTTGTTAATGGATCTGCTGCAAGTCCAAGCCTCAACTTTAGCTCAGAGACTAATACAGGTGTTTATCGACCTGGCGCAGGTCGCTTTGGTATTACGGTACTCGGCAATCAGATTGTAGATGTGGATGCAAACGGTATCAACGTAACGGGCACGGGCAACTTTACAGGCGGCGTTAGTGGGGGCACGTTCTAATGACCAAGCGTGTTTTTGCGCTTGACACCAAGCCTGGCATTCAACGTGATGGCACGGTCTTTGATCGCGAGTTTTATGTTGATGGCCGCTGGGTAAGGTTTCAACGAGGCAGGCCTCGTAAGATTGGCGGTTACCGTCAAATCACCGATCAACTTGCCGGCCCCTCGCGGGGCATTTATTTAGTGCCTCAAAACACTTATAACAACATTTATAGCGGCTACAGTGATGGCGTTCAAGTCATTCCTGTAAACAATAACGGGGTTGGCGCAGGCATTACTGACTTTACGTTTGGCGGCGGCATTCTGACAACGAATGTTTTGGTTGCAGGATCAGGTTACACCCCAGGAACTTATGACGGTTTGCCAGTGGAATACGTTACATCAGGCACGGGCACTGGTGCCACAGCAACTGTTGTCGTAGGCGGTGGCGGTACGGTTTCCAGCGTCACTATTACAGGTGCCGGGTTTGGTTATCTGGTTTATGACAAGCTTACGGTTGATAATGCCAGTCTTGGCGGTGGCTCAGGCTTTTCATTTCAAGTGGCCACGGTTGATAGTTGCTTTACGCCAAGTGCTGAAAACCTTTGGCAGTTTGATACCTTCAAAGATGCCTCAGGAAGTGGTCAAAACCAGCTTCTAGCACATCCTTCGCAGGACTTAAGCAATATCAGTTCAGAGATCAATACGCCGGTCCTGGCGGCTGATTTTACGGGGACAAACTTTAGACCGATAGGCGTGTTTACAGAAGTAGCTGCTAGCATTACTAATGCATCAACAGCAGTGACATTAGCCACAACCAATCTAAACATCGGCGCAGGTCAATTAGTAACAGGGCCAGGAATTCCAGCAGGCACGCGTGTGGCTTCCGTACAGCTAACAGCGTTGGTGCTCGATACCGCGGCCACAGCAACACTGACCAATACGACACTGACCTTTGATAACGAAGTGTCGGTATCAGGCGGCGTCGTCTCGTTGCACCCTTATGTCTTTGTGTATGGCAATGATGGCCTGATCCGCAACTGTGCGTCAGGCAATCTAGACGATTGGGTGTCTGCTGAAGCTAACGCAGTGAACGTAGCTACAGGCAAGATTGTTCAGGGTCTACCAGTCCGAGGCGGTTCAAATTCACCGTCAGGACTTTTCTGGTCGCTTGACTCGCTTGTGCGCGTGTCCTTTGCGCCAACCTCGCTGGGTGTGGCCGGCACAGGTAACTTTGCACCGCCAACCTTTTGGCGTTACGACATCATCAGTTCGCAAAGCTCGATTTTGTCTGCTCAATCAGTAATTGAGTATGACGGCATCTATTACTGGTGTGGCGTTGATCGCTTCTTGCTTTATAACGGTGTGGTTAAAGAGATCCCAAATCCGTTTAACCAAAACTGGTTCTTTGACAACTTAAACTATACGCAACGGCAAAAGGTCTACGCTACCAAGGTTCCTAGGTTTGGAGAGATCTGGTGGTTCTATCCTCGTGGCAACTCAACCGAGTGCAACGATGCAGTGATTTATAACATTCGTGAGAATGTCTGGTATGACCTTGGCACGGCGATGGGCGCAAGAAGATCCGCGGGTTACTTCTCGCAAGTCTTTCGCTTTCCCGTCAATGCTGGCTGGGTAACGAATTACACGGGTGGCGTGCTTGATACGTCCATCACCGATGATGGCTCAGGCTATACCAATGGCACTTACTCGTATGAACCGCTAACAGGCGGCACAGGATCAGGCGCTACTGCAACCATTGTTGTGTCAGGCAATGCAGTCACTTCTGTGCAGATTAATGATCGTGGAACGGGCTATGAGGTAGGCGATACCTTAACCGCAACCCTTGCAGGTGGCGGTATTGATTTTGAACTTACGGTTAATACGACGATGTCATTTGTTTCGCTATGGCAGCATGAAGTGGGCACGGATGAAGTTGTCTTTACACAAGCCAATGCTATTGAAAGTTATTTTGAGACCTCTGATCTTGGCCTTGTTTCTGGCGGCCCTTCTCAGCCCTCGCCGGTGGGTGAGAATAAGTGGCTAAGGGTTGAGCGTGTCGAGCCTGATTTTGTGCAGTCACAAGACATGGAAATCTATGTGACAGGCAGGCCTTATGCCCAAGAGCAAGACAGCACGACAGGACCTTATACCTTTGCGCCAGGCACAGGTAAGGTAGACATGAAAGAGCAGCGCCGTGAGTTGCGCTTAAAATTTGTCAGTAACGTCGCAGGCGGCAACTATCAACTGGGCAAGATCTTAATCAGTGCTGATGAAGGCGATGTAAGGGGTTACTCAACATGAGTTTGGCCGTTGTTTATGACCCGCGGTATCACACCTTTGACTCATGGGCAGCCCTCATGTGTGAGGCTTATGCTGGCCAACAACT